CGTTAAAAGTTATAGTTGGTAAATTATTTATTACACAATTTGTTATGAAAGTTGCGTAATGTTCTGCTTGTTGTTTTTGCATTGCTTTGGCTTGTTCAATAACCATTGAAAAAAAATGCTTTTGCTCTTGCGTTAGTGATGGTTCAATAAAGGATAATAACCACTCAACGCTACTTTGTTTATTGTTGCTCATTGTTGTATGATTTTTTTTCTCTTGCAAATAACTTAAAACTATTTCCCTTACCATCGTCAAATGTAATAATTGAATCAGTAGTGTTTCCAATTGTAAAACTTAATTCGTTAGAATATCCAAATAGAGATGGTTCTGCTAAATGTATCGGTTCATCATCATTAAATTGAAATACCCATTCAATATTTTGGATTTTATGAGTTAGTATTCTCACGCTACTTTGTTTATCGTTGCTCATTTGTTACCTCCTTGTATTGGAACTTCTAAAACTTGCACTCCGCAATGGTCTGCGTTATCCCATAAAGTTGAATCATCACAATTTAGAATCTCTAATAGATGCCTTGCTTCTTCTTCTGTTGTTTCTTTGGTGTTGTAGATGATGAGAGTTCTTTTTGTTGCAAGTGGTGCCAAATTCTTAAGATGTTTTTTCACCATTTCTTGTGCAGTGTCTGGGTTGTTCTCATAGTAATTTTTGATTGCCTCAGCAGTGTTTAGCAATTGATATTCTGTATATAGTTTCATTTGTTACCTCCTTGTATTTTATTGATTACCCATTTTGCACCACATATAAATGGATAGTGACCCCCTCCAACTTTCTTTGCTTTTTCTTCTATCTCCTCATCACTTGGTAGTTGAATATTTTCTTTACCAATTTTAATGATACAATCCATACAAATGTTGTGAGTAGATTCTGATTCATCACAATTTATACATAATGAATCACTTGGTAGTTCGATGGGGGTGAGTTGCTCAATAAAAGTATCTATCATATCATCACTCGGAATATGTTTTTGATGGCACCAATCATATCCCATAGCAATGGCGTTTCTTACTTGGTCTGCTGTGTATAGTTTCATACTTTGTTTATCGTTGCTCATTGTGTTTTTTTTCTTCTTTTTCTATTTGTGATACAACAAAGGTTATGAAAGCACTAATTAAAGTACCTAAACAACCATAAAAGTATCTTGTATCTTCATTCCAGTGACCTGCATTCCAGTCCCACTTAATAAATCCACATAGTAGGTAAAAGAAAGCCATTAGTAAGATAAATCTAACGTGATTTTTTTGTTTAGTGCTCATTAGTTTTGTTTTCTAATTCTTCTAGTTGTTTTTTTAATCTATCTATACTACCCCAGATAATACTTGCATTAGGATCTAGTTGCTTAATCTTAGCTACTAACTCTTCTTGTGCACCTCTAGAGTAAAACCCGTGTTCTATATCATCTGCTAAGTTTTGTAAGTGCATAGGAGCATGTATAGAGATACGTAGGTCATAACTATGCCACTTAGTCTTCCAATCTATAAAGGCAATACCTTTAGTTAGCTTTCTAAGTAAGTTATGCAAGGTCCAGTTACGTACTCTTACAATAGATCTATCACTACCAAATACGTGAAGGAAGCGTAAAAACCATCTAGGGCAGAATTTAGGCTTAGCGTCATGGTCCATAGCAAGTACTAAAGGATAAAGAGCATTAAAGTAATCACCTTCTTCATGCCATAGATGTACTCCTAAGTAACCATACTTCTCAAATCCTTTGGGAAAGAAGATATAGCGGAAATCATCTAATTCAATGTTACGGGTGAAGATTATACCCCTCTTTCTTCCTCTCCAGAAGAGAAAGAAATACTTAATATCTTGTAAGCGCTCTTCTAAGGTAGGAGCCTTATAAAATTTACTGTTTTTGTCTATTTTACCCATGTTTTCTTTTCTTTTTTTAAATTCTTTACGTTGTTCAACTCTCTCTTTAAGTTTTGCAAGTGCATCAGACTGATAGATTTCTCCATATGCACCTCCTAAAAACTTATCTAGTTTTTCACTGTCTTGTATGAACTTAAGTACTTCCTCACACATACGAGATGCTGTATACTCTCTACGCTCACATATCTCAGAATTTAAGAAGTCTTTAATCCTCTGTACATGTAGTTTAGCATATTCATCCATAGCTTGAGTGATGTCTACTTCATTATAGACTCCACTCTCATCTCTATTAAGAAATTCCTTTGCTGTTGGTAGGTTCTTCATAAAGCTTCTATTTTTTGTAATAACTCGGCTACTTCATCTTCTGTAAGAAAACCGATTACATCATTAGTTATGGGTGTATCATAGCATATATGACCATCAAATAACACTGCTAACTCATATAATCCATCCTTACCTCCGTAACTTCTATCAGTTTTTACTACACTGGCACCATAACGATTATCAAAGCTTACTTTAGCCTGAATACCCTTATTATGAACTGTATCCTTAAATAATAAATCTTCAAATAGCATCTGGTTTTTTAATTAGGTTATCTAAAAATTCTTTATACTGTTTCTCTGCTTCTAAATAGCTTTTTTCTATTGCTTGCGGTCCTGCATAATATGCATGATGTCCTTTTAATTCACCAATACAATAACCAATAATATTGGCCATCTTTAATTTATCTTCTAAATGTTCTGCTTCTGTTTTCATATTCTTGTTTTACTAAAGCCATATTCTTTTGCTACATCTGGATTGTTTTCTATGTAAGTATGGCAAAACCTACACACTGATAACCAAGTAGTTACATCTAAAGTATACTTACCCCTGCCACGGATGTGGTGTACGTCCGTACTCATTACAGTACATCCAGGAAGTTTAGCCTGACATGTATCATGTTTAGTTAAGAACTCTACACGTAGGATATTATACTCTTGATTCTCTACAAGTTTCTTTTTAGAGATTTTAGGTAAAGACTTTGGTTTACTATGCTTGTTAGCACAGTTCTTACAATAGCCTTTACCTAATATTCTCTTCCAGAATGCTGGTACAGTAATTCCACAGTCTTGACACTGCTTCATATTAAGTCATCTAATCCAATATCAAAGGCAGCTGCTACATCATCATATAAATCCGGATCACTATCTTTAATGAGCTCTACAACGGGGTATAGAATATCATTAACTTGATTTAGAAGGATATACATGTCATGCTGTTTAAGCTTGTCAAGATTCTCTTCAGTTAGAATCATAGATAAAGTTACTGCAGTACCCATAAAAGGTACAGTGGAGCTGATTTCAGCCTCTGCAATAAGATCTTCTAGTTGTTCTAACTGATTTAGATTGTTTAAGTAACAGAATACAATTTGTCTGTTGTCAAGGCCGTGGAATTTTGTCATGATATTTGGTAGAAATTAATTGGTAATATACCAGCATCTATTAACTTATCTATGATATCTTTTTTATTGATACCCAAGTCTTTAAATGATAGTGTACATACAAATTTAGGATCTGGTTCTGTATTTTCCCAAAAAGGGCTTAAGAAAGGATGATCCTTAAAGAAATGTCCCAATAAACTATTACTAAACTTAATCATCATCTCTTGTTTCCAGGAGTTTAGAATAAACTGAGTTTTTCTGTGGGCTTTGATAACTCTTAGCTTTTTAGCTTCAGACATCTCTTTTAGTTCTTCTTCTGTATACATAGTGATGCCAAACATAGCTCTCTTGTATAAGAAGTTCTGGTTAGGATTAAAGGGGTCTTTATCATAAACTTGATAAGACTTACCATTAAAGTTGTTTGTGTTTGCTTGGTATGTAGATAGCTTTCCGCTATACATAACCCTGTTGTCTTTTTTCATATGTGGTAATTTGTTTGTTGATTAGATAAAATTTATAATAATAGGGCTGAGTTTCCCCAGCCCCTTATTACATTAGAAATCAAATGTTACTTCAGAATCAGAAGTTACGTTCTCTACAGAGAATGCATCTTCTTCAATGCTCTCTTCTTTTACTTCTTCCTTTACTTCTTCTTTAACAGCTTTAACCTTAACAGCTTTTACTTCAGTAGTTACACCATTTTGAATAGCAGCACGGATTTCATCTGTATTAGTATGAGGAATAATCTCATCCTCTTCATACATAGACTCAGTGTAATATGTCTTACGATAAATTACTTGGTCTTCAAACTTACAAGATACACCGGTATTACCTGCAAACTTGATATCGCGTTCTGGATTTTCTTGGTTAAATGGTTCTAATGATTCTTTGATAATAATATTACCGGGTAACTCATAACCATCAGTAATATTAATCTGTTTAGCCATTTCACTTAACTCATTAGTCATACCAGGGATAAATGCGGTACGTGCTTTCTTACGCATCCAGCCTTTATCAAAAGAGAATGTAGCTTGTTCTACACGGATACTTGCATACTCAGGATTGTTAGTAGACACACGGACTACGTTGCCGAACTCATCAGCAACAACTTTTACTTTGCTCATAATATTTTTAGGGTTTTTTAAATTGTTTAATGCATAAAAAAACCGGCTATTAACCGGCTTACATGTCTGGAAGTAAATCTTCCGGGAGTATATCAGCTTCAAACTCTGAAGGGTCTATCTCCTCTATCTCTAGTTCTTCAACTTCTAGGATTGTAATTGTTGTACTGCTAATAGATGCACCAAAGAATGGGTCTTCAACTACATCACCGGCATTAAGGCACATGAGGTATTGCAAGTCATCATCAGTGCAGTCAAGATACTGCTCCACAGATAACTCTATAACCTTACCATTCCTTAATTGGTACAACATCTCATTCAAATATATAGAGTAATTAAATTAATTAACTACTCTATATATAAGTTATTTCTATTATAAGGCTATTGCCAAGTAATTTTAATACCCTTTGGCAACATTTCAATATCAATAAGTAGAGCTCTACCCTCTTCTCCAATCACTAAACTCACGGGTTTGTCTACTTTGATATTTTTAATTGTGTGAGAAACCGGCTTAATCAAGTCAGGTTTAGCAGTTACAGCTACAACATTATCAGGATACTCTACATTAGTAACTGTTTTTTCTGACTTTCTATGCCAGAATCCTGGTGATTTAGCTTCTACAATATCCCTACACTTACGGACATAGCCTTTTTGTCCATGAGTTAAGTGCTTTTTAGGATGTTTCTTTACTTTGTGAATTGGTGTTGCAAATTTTGTAACAACCGATTCTTCATACCCAGTAATAATCTGGATAGCATCTAAATCAAAACCATACTTCTGTAGGTTTTGAATTCTTTCTGTGGTTAATTTAGTTTCTGTATAATTCATGATAGTGATTTTTATATATATTTAGTAAGGTAGCTACATTAGAAAAAGGGCCAGGATTTCTCCCAGCCCTTATTTACTAATTCTCTAATCAACTACCACATTGCGAGCTTATTTAGCGGCTCTAAGAGCACTTAGGTAGTTTGGGTCACTGGCGTAGACACCATCAATTTTACGTAGATACTTATTCTGTATATCAATGTAGCATCTTACATTATCTCTGTAAGATTTATACTTTGCATATACACCATGTTTACCATCTACATACTTACACTTATGGTAAGTTAATCCAAACATGTTCTTGGCTTGTACACCAACGTTACTCTTACCAATGCTAGATTCTATCTTAGCTTGGGCAACAGCAACAGCCGGTAATACACAACCATACTTCACTAACTCAGCTGTTAAGCCAGAGTCAGTAAGTTTCATATCTTCCACAGTCTTTTCAATTGTAACAGTGTCTTTAACTACCGAAATAATCTCGGTACTTAGATCTATCATAGATGTAAACAATAATATTACATTCAGGGATAGAGAAACAATAAGCAATTTCTTGTACGATTTAGTGTGAGTCACACTCAGATCATCATTAACTTTTAGTATCATAGGATTAAGATTAAAAATGGGGATACCGTATATACCCCCATTGATTTCAACATTATAACTAATCTAAATATGAAACACACTAGTTTATACGGAACCAGAGTATTTCATCATTGTAATTCTTTGACCGGTCTTAACCATAAGACCAATAATAGTGCCATTCTGTAGCACTTTACCTATGATTTTACCTTCAATCACAGGTCTTGGGTTTGTAAACATTGTAGTTTTTGTCATAAAATAGGGTTTTAGTTGGGTAATACTTAACAATCATGTGTATATAACGGTCATACAGTATATACTGTACTTCACAATCATCACACTTCATAGTAATTAACAGTTTCTTCTCTGATACTTTCATTACAAAAGCATTGTCTACACCTTCTTCTTCTGCTAAACTAATAACAGCAGCTGTATCATCACAAGTTAGCTGGTGACAAGTTTCATCACTTTCAAATTTGTGTACCTTAATCTTAATAGATTGAGAGTACAGTGTATTAGAAAGGAAGAGGGTGAGTAATAATAGTTTCTTCATCAAATGTTGGTTTAGTTACCGGCAAGATAGTATATCTTTTTGGCATTTTTTCATCTCTAACTATCTGAGGAATAGAGTTGTTAATACCAAACTTGCATAGTCTACAACTCATATTACATAGAACATCATCCACAGTTTTTAGATCAAAAGACTTTATTTTCTTAAGTTCTTCCTTAAATTCTGCAAAGAATCCGCGCATAGTTTCAACAATAGTAATAATGTCATCACCATAAAGAGCATCTACTTTTTCACTAAATGATAAGTTAAAATGGTTACCAAAGAATTTAACACTAAAAGATACACAGTGTGCAGAATCTTTATTCCAGTCTACATTTTCTTTTGAATAAACCGGTCTACGTTTAGCTGATAATCTAGCGTCTCTGTAATAGATAGAAGTTTGTACTTTAATAGAAAAGTCCTGAACGGGAATACTTGTAGCCCATTTTGTAGGAGTTGTAGCAAACCAAATATCAAGCTGTTTCTGATTGTACTCATAGGACCAATGCCAGTAGTCAAAGATTGCCAGCATGATATGTGTTTTATCATCATGATAACACTGTACTTTTTTTGCTTTTTTAAATGTAAAAGAGTTCATTGTAGTAGTTTAATTAAAAAAGGGGTGCTCGTATACACCCCTTGTTAGAAACATTAATATTTAAAAACACTTTGGACTATAGTATACGACCTATAGTCCTCCGATTCCGGCCACTAAATCATCCCACATCTGTTGTGTATAGCCAGAGATGATTAACTCTCTCTGATCTACACTAAGATAGGGAAATGCTGATTGTACATGCGCACCTTGCATATAGAAGTTTAAATCTACATGATTAACGGGACCAATCTCATGCTCACCACCTTTTACATCTTTTACAAGAAGAATAATTTTACCTGGTTCTTCAGTTTTACGGTAAGAAAGTATCTGGCTCATCTTAGTCAATAAAACGGTTAAAGAATACAATAACAAAGAACATAGATGCCATAAGAGATACAGCAGCATACAGATAATTTACATTACCGGTAAACATAAGCAGAACCATTACACAAATCTGTGTAATACCAAGTGCAGTTAGTACTAGTGAAGACACTAGTTTAAAATTAAATTTTTTCATATGTGGTTTTTATTAATTAGTTACAAGATTAGATATCTACTAAAAGAAAAAGGAGGCCCAATAACCTCCTTAGATATAATACAGATGATGAAAAAGATTTTAACCACTCATTGGTTAGGGCTAATATTGGTTAGCCTTTGCAGTTAGGATAAATGCTAATCTATCCTAACTAAAAAGTCCTGGAAGCAGATCTTACGGTATGCAACCAGGAACATTTAAAAAACAACTCCTTGCATGCTCACCATGCTTGTAGATTTGATTGGACATAGTTTACTGTCCACCTGTTGACGTGCACATCAGAGCAGGGTCCATCACAGTTCACTTTGGGTCATTTAACACTTATTGGGTAATTACTCCCATAAGCCAAAGTTTCTTTCAACGGTGCTAATCCGCCCTCTGTAAGGAGTTGTTTTTTGGTACTACCAGTGGGAATCGAACCCACACTGTCATTACTGACAACAGGATTTTAAGTCCTGCGCGTCTACCTATTCCGCCATAGTAGCATAGTACAAATATAGTACATTTAAAATAAAAAGGGGAAAGATATTAATCCCTCCCCTTTTAAATCTACATTAGTTAAACTTGCTTTGCAACAAGTTCTCAAAGTAAGTAATAGTTTCTTGAGTTGAATCCAAGGTAGCTTTAGCTGTATCCAAATGCTCTTGACGGGCTTGGATGTTTCTAACATAAATACCATTGTCTGTAAAGACAGTAGTTGGGAAGATTGCATTGTTCAATGCTTCTTCAGCATCTTCTACTGCAGTTTCATCATCAACCAACTTAGCTTTCAATGCAGCCAATTGACCATTGATAGCACTAAGTGCTTTACGTTCAACTTTAGCGGCTACTACACCTGCTTCATCTCCCTTTAAACGGGCAGTTACTTCTTTAATAAAGTTTGTTACTTTTGACATATTATTTAGTTTTAAATTGTTGTTAATTTAGTTTTTGGTTTTGGTTTAATAGTAATAGGTTTTTGTTTGTACGAAGATAAAGGATCACTATCTATAGTTGCAATAGTACTATGAGTAGAACCATCAGATGAATCAAGACGTATAGGATAAGTTACACCACTAACAAAAACCCCATTAGCATCTGCAGCAGCACTACTACCCTTAATTACAAGACGAGTAGCAGGTTGTGAACTACCTATAGCAACTGAAGTAATAGGTACATAACCAAAATTATACTCATGAAACTCAGACTCAAGCATATTATAAGAAAAATCACCATCTTTGGTAGTTACTCTTAAGTTATAACAACCTTTATCTTCTTGGTACTCACCATCATATTCTACAGTACCTACAAATCCTCCTTGATCATCTCCCCCATAATGATAACTACCTTCTCTACTCTTGTAAGTGACTTTATCTCCTACTTTAAATCTTCTAGGAGGTTTTTCAGGTTTTTCTGGTTCAATATAGTGTTTAACATAAGGAGCAAGAATCATTTGAGAAGTATAGTCAAAGGTTGACATACTACCATCTTCTCTTTCTACTCTGTAGTAATCGGTACCTGTAGAATCTTTCTCAAAAATAGTAGCTTTACAACCAATCCAGTCACCATAATCTTGAGTAACAATAACATTATCTCTATGTTCAGGTGTCCAATGAGGATAGATAGCATCCCAACTCTCTTCTATTTCTTCTGTAGTAGCATACTTCCATCCAGTTCCACTAAAAGATGATTGGTCATGTAATCTCCCATCTTTAATAATTTGAAATTGATTGTCTCTTTCTTGAATTCCAATACAACCATAAAAAATGCTACAAAAAGGAGAGCCGGTTACTTTAATTAATTTTAAGTTTGCCATAAGATTAGTCTACTTTGTGGATGATAGGATACTTAAGTCTTTCCTTTAAGAACTGTTTACGTGCTACTACCCTTTCTTTTGCTTCACTTAGAGTTTGACATCTAGATTGTGCAGAAGATATCCTTTCCCATATATATTTAGGAAAGCGGTTATCTATGTACCTCCAATGATGAAAGATGCTTAATTTTTCTTGAGGATAGAAGCTTGATTCTCCCTCTTGTAAGATTCTGTACTTTGCCATAGTTTTAGTTTTAAGTTTAGTTAAAAGAAAGGGGGAAATAAATCCCCCGGTTAATCTATACCTACTTCTTTAGAGGCATAGTACGCAGAAAATGCCCGGCTAACACCTTGCATCCTAAAAAATCTGTAAAAGTCCAGGTATTCATATAATAACCCGTAAGACTTAGCTACATACCAATGTTCTGTAAATTGATCTATCATAAGCTTATCTATATTCTAAGAACTCACCATGATAATAACGTTTAGACTTCTTCCCACAACCATGAGGAATTCCGGATGATCTTCTACTAGCACAAGAAGCCAATAGAGAGGAGAGCATTACTATCAGTAACACTTGTCCAATAATTTTCTTTTTCATATAATGTATCTGTTTAAGTTTAATAATAAAAAAACTACAAGGTCCTCTAGACGTGTTAGTAGGATATACCATACCTTGTAGTTTAAAATAGGCATTTCACCTATTAGTAGTCAGTAGTTGACTATACTGCATTGCTTCATCAGCACTTATGCTATGCTTTTGTACTGTTCGGTATAATACCAAAGAGTACAGTTTACTTCCATCTGCACTCAGTTGTAATAAGAGGCTTTACTAAGAGCAAACATGCCTACTTAGTTACGTTATTACAACTGCTCACCCTTTGGAAACTGATTAATTGGGGGAAATACATAAGTATTTCTTGGGTTAATCAGTGTGGCTTCATTCATTAGCTGTCTAAGACATTACCTATCAGTAAGGCACTAATAAACTTATACCACGTGAGTTGTGGTGCATTAAAGTAATTCAATTGTAACAGCAGCTCTTTTACAGTATCCTCTCTGTGTTCTAAGAAGCAATGCTTCACAGATACCTTCCTGTCGTTCTGTTGGAAGAGAGCACCCTTCCGCTTACTTTACTGTTACAATTGTTTACTCCACTCTGCATTCAATTGTAATACTTGGAATACTGTCCTATCTTGTATTTCTACTAAGGATACTGTTCACTTGATTACAATTGCCGGTCCTTGTGAAACCGGTTATGATGCATTAAAGTAAAGGCCCGGTTAAGAGCCTTAGTCACACCAACTCCTAGAACAAGATGGACAAGAGATAATATGTGAAGAAGTAGATACTTTAAAAGCCTCTTCTTCTCCATACTTCTCTATTAACATCTCACCTAGAGTCTGTAGCTTACCGTATTGCTCTCCTCTAACCCAGTTATACATATGGTTACAAGAGGTATAAGCAAATAAAGGTAGTTTTTTCTGTTTACAGAATAAACGCTGATTGTCATAATATATATCCATACCTACTATAATAGTAACGCTCTGAGCCTAAATGGCTATTTATACTCCCTCAGAGGAGTGTTAATCAATCAATTAGCCATATAATGGCCCCATCTTCCCCCATATACTCCCACTTCTTACCACTTTGTCACACTGTATGTTTTAGTGGTAAGTGTTTTAGTCACACATCCTCACACCCTCACACATGTCTACTGTATTATACAGTTTGTCATGAAAAAGTTAAACATTATGACAATTGTCTCAAGAATTACGGGGTTTATAGTTTCAAAAGTTAAACAAAACTGTTTTTGACCCTATATGTGTATGACATAGTTTATCATCCATTCGTAATCCTCTCTTCATCCAAGTATTGCTCTATAACAAATTCTATATAATAAAAGGAATACAGCGCAGGATTATCCCACACTGTATTCCTTATCCATTACTCACCTGATTCTTCAGTGAATGGATTTGCTTCAGGCATTGCTACCGCACTTGCTACTGCACTTGGTTCAGCAACAGCAACTGTGCTTGGTGCAGATACACCTGTTAATTGCGCAAACAAATGCTGTGCGCTTAACTGTGCAAATGCGTTACCCAATGTGGTGTTACCCAAACGCTCTGTTGCTGACATAATTTTCTGCACAGAGTTGTTGGCTACATACACACCTGTTTTGTCCCGGTTAAACTGCAGTTCCAATTCATTGGGTGCGAAGTCTTCACGGTAGAAAAACAATGGGCGTTGGTTCTCTTCATTTACACGGTAGTAATCACCTTGGATTTCAGCGTACAAGTGAAGTTGTTCAGGAGTTGCAGAGGTAATCTCATAGACTTTTACAACTCTTCCATTTTTGGAATACTCATTAATCTTTTTTGCTTTCATAGTAATAGGGTTTTATGTGTATATTTTTCTTTATGCATTGAGTAACAAAGAGTAGCCCTTATTATGTACTATACCCCCTTAATACAATTTTTAACCTTGTATCTTGAGAGCACAACCGGCACTGCATTGTTTGTTCCACAGCATTCCCACCATAACCTATCTACACCACTACTATCTATCTGAATAGTTAGTGTGAGGTACAGTAATTATTTATGAGAATATATTTATTTAAGCATTGAGTAATAAATAGTAGCCTTCTATTTCTAGCTGCCAGGGGGTAGCCACCTTTTGGTGTAGGACCGGGGTGCTGTGTGGGGGGAATCAACCACACCCCCATACATAAAACAATTCCCATATACGTGGTAGGGGGTATTAGAGTGAACCCCATGTACGGGGGGATACTTGTTGGTAAAATGTTAGTGGGGGTAAATATATAAAGTGTAATCTTGTATATTATGCCAGAGAATGAAGAAGTTAAGGATGATAGTAAACCAGGCACTAGTTGTATTAGGTGTGGTAAACCTATGGATCCCAGAGATCCCTGTGATTGTAATGAGCTGGTATATGTGTATTGGGAAATGTAATTATTATGGAAGAAAATAAAGAATTGCTTACACCTGAAGAGGTAAAAGAGCGCAAAGAAAAGTTGACTCAGTACTATACTGAGCAAGTAGAGTTTTTAACTGTACAGTTAAGGTATGAAACGTTAGTTACTGACATTGAGGAACAGAGAGCTAAGCGCTTACAGTTTCAGGTGATGGTAGCTAATATGTTGGCTCCAGATGATGAACCTGAAGAAGAGGTTGAACAACCCAGAACACTTAAGAGGTCATGATTGTAAATCAAGTTAGTAAGAAGGTTAAGATGAGTAAGGGGGATATTGTAAAGTATCAGCTCCTCACACATTGTTATCTAGAAAGGATTACTGTTAGTAATGCTGATCTGGATTGTCTTACTATGCTTGCATTTAACGGGGAGATTGAGCTTACCGAGTTTTGTAATTATGCATCAGATGAGGGGATATTTAAAACCCCTCAGTCTGTACGTAATGCGGTTATTAAGTTTGAACGTAAAGGGATGATTGAAAAGAATGGTAAGGGTAGGAAGATGATTAAGTTAGCCCCGGTCCTTAATGTGCAAGCAAAGGGTAATGTTTTATTAGATTATAAATTTGTAAGTCTTGAATCCGAAGAAGTATAAAGATATTTTAAAAGAGACATCTGTAGAGCTAGACATGGAACAAAAGGTTGTTAAAGCAGTGACGGACTTTTACTGGGATAAAGCTAGGAAGTCTCTCTCTTCTTTAGAGGATCCCCATGTGTTTATAGATGGTCTTGGTACGTTTAATATTAAGTGGGATATTCTTCAGACTAATATCCGGAGGTATTCTGAGTATTTAGAGAATAGAGAGAACTTAATTTTTTCTAGGTATCATGTGTACCGGAGTACAGTAGATAAACTAGAGAAGATGCAAAGCTTAGAAATCAAAATGAAAGAAGAGTATGAGAAAAAGAAAGATCATAGAAAAAATAAAAAACAACAAACTGACAACTCTGTGGAATAACAAGTCTTTGATACTAGAGGGTATTAAGAATTATTTGTTTACCACGGATACTATTGAACAGATTGCTCTTGAGCGCAATACCATTTGTTTGGCTTGTCCTAACTTTGACCTTACTGGTGTAGATTGTTTAGCACCGGGTACACAGCCTTGTTGCTCTGCATGTGGGTGCTCGTTAAAATTTAAGACCCGGAGTTTATCCTCTGAGTGTCCTGTACAAAAATGGCCTGCTCTACTTACCCAAGAAGAGGAGGATGATTTATTATCTAAACTATGAGTGTAATATTTAAATCCCAGAATCATAAATATGAGTCGGTAGATACTGATGGTATAGAGTGGACTTCAGTGACCTCTTTTATATCTAAGTATAAGAAACCATTTGATGCTCAAGCTGTAGCGGAGAAATCTGCTAAGTCTAAGAAGTCTAAGTGGTATGGTATGTCTGTAGAGGATATATTACAAGCATGGTCTAATGAATCTAATAGAGCTATTGACCAGGGTAACTGGTATCACAATCAGCGTGAAGCAGATCTGTTACAACTCAATACTATTGAAAGACATGGTTGCATCCTCCCTATTATCAGGCCATTAGTTACTGATGATGTAAAGTATGCTCCTGTACAGAAGCTTGTAGAGGGTATGTACCCGGAGCATTTTGTATACTTGAAGTCTGCTGGTATATGTGGTCAATCAGATCTTGTAGAGGTAGCAAAAGGTTATGTAAATATCACAGACTATAAGACTAACAAAGAGATTAAGAAAGAATCCTATGTAAATTGGGAGGGTGTTAGTCAGAAGATGTCACCACCTGTAAGTCACTTAGATGATTGTAATTTCTGGCATTATGCACTACAGTTGTCTACATATATGTATATTATATTGAAGCACAACCCTAAACTAAAGCCCGGAAAGATAACAATACACCACGTATTGTTCTATACAGATGGTACAGATAAGTTTGGAAACCCTATTACTAAGCTAGATGATCAGGGAGAACCTTTAGTTAAAAAGATTGTGCCTTATGACTTACCTTATCTTAAGGCAGAAGTGATAAACCTAATTAAACATAAACAAGATGCTCATTAAACTATTTGATATAGTTAATAATAAGGTGGTGCCAACAGAGCACTGCTATACAATCTCCTCTCTTAATGATATAATGACGGAATATCCGGATGATTATTTAAAAGTATATACATACTTATTCTATATGACTTGTCCTAATCCAGATCTTAACCCTTTCTTTAATGTTCCTGAACATGAGAAGGAAGAGATTATTATGTCTGAGATTGATATGGATATTTCTACTGAGGATGAACTTGTTATCCGGGGTATGAATACTTGTAAGAAATTATATGAGACTCCTACGTACAGAACGTATGTGGGTATCAAGTCTATGCTGGATAGACTAGCCCATTATATGGAGACTACAGAGATTCAGCATGGTAGAGATGGTAACATCACGGCTTTAGTGAATGCTGCTGCTAAGTTTGAGCAGATCAGACAATCATTTAAGGGAGCATATAAAGATTTAGCTGAAGAACAGCAAAGTCAGGTAAGAGGAAATATAGGATTAGCATACGATCAATAATATGGAACATAGTTTATACGGATGGTTGTTTACATACAACACCTACACAAAAAACTGGAGTGCTTTTAAGTCAGAGGATAAAGAAGCATATTTTAATAATGCAGAGTGCCCGTCTAAGATTACATCTAAGACAATTGATACATTATTATATATGATTCTTAAGACTGATGGAAAGCCAGAAGAATTTGATAGTTTAGTAGATGAGTGAATTAATAGAGATACCAACCTGGGATAATGGTGAATGGACAGTTAGTACCTTCTCTTCTCCAGAGGAGTGGAGAGAGTATGTCTTGACATTATTTAAAGAGCCGGGTCAGTATAACTTTAATGAAACAGCTCTACTGTTTAACAAAGAAGCCACTAATTTTAACAAGTTTGGCTTTTATACAGTTGCCCCATTTAAGTCTAAAGATTATATCTATTACTGGAATGATCAGAAAAACAAATGCAGAAAAGGTGTATTGTATAAAGACAAAGCAAATGTCTGGTACTTAACCAGGGATTACTACATGTGGTTAAACTTCCTACCTATTTATGATAAAGAGGAGAAGAAGTTTGGATTTGCTAAAGTCCGGGATGCTCAGTACCACATGGCTCTGTACGAGATCTTGGCTGAACTATACTACAAACACGTAGCTATTCTTAAGAAACGTCAGATTGCATCATCATACTTTCATGCTGGTAAACTAATTAACTCATTATGGTTTGAAGAGGGTGTTACCCTTAAGATAGGGGCATCACTTAAAGATTATATAAATGATAAGGGTACATGGAAGTTCTTAGATGAGTATGCATCGTTTCTGAATGAGCATACAGCCTGGTACAGACCTATGAACCCGGATAAAGTAATGCTATGGCAGCAAAAGATTGAGGTAAGAAAAGGTAATAAGAAAACTGAGGTAGGATTAAAGGGTACTATACAAGGTATGTCATTTGAGAAATCTGCAACAGCGGGTGTGGGTGGTCCTTGTCAGTACTTCTTCCATGAGGAAGCAGGTATTGCTCCTAAGATGGGGGAGACATATGAATACTTACGTCCTGCATTACAATCTGGTATGGTAACTACCGGGGTATTTATTGCAGCAGGATCTGTCGGTGATCTTGATCAGTGTGAACCACTAAAGAACTTAATCATGAACCCAGAGGCTAATGATATCTTTGCTGTAGAAACTAATCTACTAGATGGTAAAGGAACTATTGGTACAGCTGGATTGTTTATTCCTGAGCAATGGTCAATGATGCCATACGTAGATAAGTATGGTAACTCATTGGTAGACAGTGCTTTAGAAGCTATCAAAGAAGAGAGGATTAAGTGGAAGAAAGAGATTGAGCCGGACAAGTATCAGTTACGTATTTCTCAGAAGCCTACAAATATTGAAGAGGCATTTGCATTTAGGAGGGAGTCTGTATTTGCAGTGCATTTGTTAGCTGCACAGTTAAGGAGGATTGAAGACAAAGAATATCCTTATGAGTTATTAGAGTTGTATAGAGATGAACACAGTAACTTAACTGTTAAAGACTCTAACAAATTACCTATTAATGAATTCCCTATCTCTAAAAAGACAGAGGATAAAACAGGTTGTTTGGTCGTGTGGGAAAGACCTAAAAAAGATCCTACATTTGGAATGTATTATGCAAGTATTGACCCGGTTTCTGAAGGAAAGACTACTACCTCTGATTCTCTTTGTTCCATTTTTGTTTATAAAGCTCCTGTTGAAGTATCTAGAGAAGAGGGTGGAGAGCAGAAAACGCATATAGAACAGGATAAGATTGTAGCAGCATGGTGTGGACGTTTTGATGATATCAAGAAAACACATGAAAGATTAGAGTTAATTATTGAGTGGTATAATGCCTGGACATTAGTGGAGAATAACGTATCCCTATTTATTCAGTACATGATCTCTCAGAGAAAACAGAGATACTTAGTTACTAAAGACCAAATCTTATTCTTAAAAGATATTGGTAGTAATGCTAGTGTATATCAGCAATATGGATGGAGGAACACTGGTACATTATTTAAAGCACATTTATTATCTTATGCTATTGAGTTTCTTAGAGAGGAAACAGACCATGATTATAAGACAGATGGTACAGTTGTAAGGACTACATATGGTGTATCTAGAATACCAGATCCTATGCTGATCAAAGAGATGTTGGCATATAGAGAGGGATTAAACGTGGATAGACTTGTAGCATTTACAGCTCTAGTAGCCTTTGCAAAAATCCAACAATCAAACCGTGGATATTTAAAACGTAGAGAACTAAACCCTGAAAGTTTGGATAAGTCAAAAGATTTATATAAATTAAAAGTAGGGGCTTTTAGGCATATTGGAAAAAGCGGGTCTTCTAGCGGTATGCAAAGGCCAAAACAGGCATTTAAAAATTTAAAATAATGAACTGGTGCATAAGTACAACAGCAATGGAAAATGTTACAGTTAATATAACATATATCAGTTACTATTCTGATGAAGATGAGGAAACTGTAGACATTAATATGAATGAATTATTAGAACAACCTAACACAACAATTACAGACTATGGCTTATCTTTATAGGCATATTAGATTAGATAAAAATGAACCCTTTTATATTGGTATCGGTAGTGATGAAAAATATAAAAGAGCTAATTCTGTCAATCCTAGAACAAAATATTGGAAAAATATTATTTCTAAAACGGAATATAGGGTTGACATAGTTATGGATAATTTAAGTTGGGAAGAAGCTTGTGAGAAAGAAAAAGAATTTATAGCATTATATAAAAGAAAATCTGATGGAGGAATTCTTTGTAATCTAACTCTTGGTGGTGAAGGTGTATATGGTAGAATTTTATCACAAGAAACTAAAAATAAAATCTCTGAAAAAATATCTGGTGTAAACCACGGTATGTATGGAAAATCTCATACAGAAGCTGCAAAAAATAAAATTATGGAAACAGCTTCAAAAAGAGTAATTAATACAAAAACTAATGAGATATTTACATCTATAAAAAATGCTGCTATCAGTATGAATATGAGACCTAATACATTAACAAGAAAACTTTCTGGTATTAGAAATAATGATACAGTATTTAAATTAATTTAAAAAAAGAAAATGCAACTTTTTAACGCACTGCAATTAAAAAATGGAGCAAAGGTAGAACATAACCGTATGTCTACTTTAACTCAACCTATACAGTTTATTCCGCGTAAGGAAAAAAATGATGATTGGTCAGCTCACAATCTTGATTGGCTAGAATGGCAGGGTATGAAGCAGTTACGTAGAAATGCCAGAAGGCTTTCTAAGAACTACAAACTTGCTAAAGGTATTATTGACCGGACAGATTATATTGTAGAAGAGGATGTAGAGTACGCTGAGTTAATTGATGTTCTTACAAAAGAAGATCAGTCAGCATTAGAGTTAAAGTTTTACCCAATTATCCCCAATGTAATTAATGTATTAGTAGCAGAATTTGCTAAAAGAAATACAAGGGTTAGTTTTAGGGCCGTAGATGAGATTTCATACAATGAGTTATTAGAGCAGAAAAGAGCCATGATTGAGCAGAAGCTATTAGCTGATGCTGAACGTAAAATGGTTATGAGTATGATTGAGCAAGGTGCTGATATGGAAGATCCTGAAATCCAGAAAGCATTAGCTCCAGAGAATCTTAAATCATTACCTGAGATTGAGCAGTACTTTAAGAAAGATTATAGATCTATGTTAGAGGAATGGGCAGAACACCAAGCCCGTGTAGATGAGGAAAGATTTAAGATGGATGAACTTGAAGAGAGAGCTTTCCGTGATATGTTAATCACAGATAGAGAGTTCTGGCACTTTAAGATGAATGAGGATGACTATGAGATGGAGTTGTGGAACCCGTTGGTTACTTTCTATCACAAGTCTCCTGATGTAAGATATATCTCTCAGGGTAACTGGGTAGGTAAGATTGAGTTATACACTGTAGCAGATATCATTGACAAGTATGGTTACCTAATGACTGATGATCAGTTACGTTCTATGGAGGCTATTTATCCTACAAGAGCAGCGGGTTATCCTTTACAGGGTTATCAGAATGATGGTTCTTACTATGATGCTACTAAGTCTCATGAATGGAATACTAATATGCCTTCATTACAGTACAGACAGTTTATGTCTACCTGGGAGCAAAATAGTACTGCCGGTAATGATATTGTTAGTTACATTATGTCTGAGTCTGAAGACTATGTAGATTACAAGAATACAGACATGTTACGGGTGGCTCACATTTACTGGAAGTCACAACGTAAAGTAGGACACTTAACTAAGATTGATGAGAATGGTCAAGTTATCCAAGATGTTGTAGATGAGTCATATAAAGTTACTCAGAAACCTATCTATGATACTACACTATTCAAGAATAAGAATAAAGAGAATCTGGTTGCCGGTGAGCATATTGACTGGATTTGGATTAATGAGGTATGGGGTGGCGTAAAGATTGGGCCTAACTATCCTGCATACTTTGGTATGAATAACAACTCTGGTGGTATTAACCCTATTTACTTAGGTATTAATCAGCCAAAACCCGGACGTGTACCTTTCCAATTTAAAGGAGATGCTACACTGTACGGTTGTAAATTACCAGTGGAAGGATCCGTATTCTCAGATAGAAACACTAAGTCTACATCTTTAGTAGATTTAATGAAGCCTTACCAGATTGGTTATAACATTGTAAATAACCAAATTGCTGATATCCTTGTAGATGAGTTAGGTACAGTGATCATGTTAGATCAGAATGCTTTACCTAGACATTCATTGGGAGAAGATTGGGGAAAGAACAACTTAGCAAAAGCCTACGTTGCAATGAAGAACTTCCAGATGTTACCATTGGATACATCCATCACTAACACTGAGAATGCTCTTAACTTCCAACACTATCAGGTATTAAACTTGGAACAGACACAGCGTTTGATGTCTAGAACTCAATTGGCTAACTACTTTAAGCAGCAGGCATTTGAGGTAATAGGTATTACACCACAGCGTCTTGGAGAACAAGTGGAACAAGCTACAGCTACCGGTGTAAGAATTGCTGTATCAAACTCTTATGCACAAACAGAGACATACTTTATTAATCACTGTGATTACTTAATGCCTCGTGTACATCAGATGCGTACAGACTTAGCCCAGTTCTATCAGTCAACCAAACCATCTATCAGATTGCAGTACATTACTTCTACTGATGAGAAAGTTAACTTTGAGATGAATGGTACTGACTTATTGCTCAGAGACTTTAATATCTTCTGTACAACCAAAACTAATCACAGAGCTACTCTGGAACAGTTAAAGCAATTGGCTATCACAAACAACACCGCAGGTGCCTCTATCTATGATTTAGGTAATATCATGAAGGCTGAGTCTATTGCAGAGGTTACACATATCCTTAAATCAGCTGAAGAGAAACAAAATGCTCAACGTCAGCAAGAAATGCAACAACAACAAGCTATGCAAGAACAAGCTTTACAAGCTAAGTCTCAAGAAGCTATGATGAAGATGCAGTTTGAATCTGAGGAGAATGAGAAGGATAGACAGAATGATATTGTTATTGCTGAGATTAGAGCTGCTGGTTATGGATCTACTGTAGATATTAACCAAAACCAGCAATCTGACTATCAAGATGCTATCAGAGATATCCGTAAGAGTGAAGAGTTTCAGCAGCAAATGGATTTAAAGAAAGAATCTGCTAGTACTCAAAAAGCTATGAACATGGATAAGATGGCAATTGAGCGTGAAAAGCTAGCCTCACAAAGAGAGATAGCTAATAAACAATTAGAGATAGCAAGAACTAATAAAACTCAGTACGAGATTAAACAAGAAAATAATAAAAAGAAATAATGGTATTTATATATGTTTTAAAAGATCCTACTACTTTAGAAGTAAAGTATGTAGGTAAAACAGCAACCACTATTCAAAAACGTTATTCTCAACATAAACACAATTGGAAAAGAAAAGTAGGAAGATTAAATAGATTAAATAGTTGGATTAAAAATTTAGCTAAATCTAATATGCTTCCTCTAATTGAAGTTATAGATGAGGTAGATGACAATTCTTGGATTGAAGCTGAAAGAGGTTATATACGTTTATTTAAAAGTATAGGTTGTAATTTAAAAAATCATACTATGGGTGGAGAAGGAACTTGTGGTTATAAAATGTCTAAATCCTCCATTGTTAAAAGAAATAATACACTTAAAACATCTAATGCATGGGCTAAAAAGAATATAGAGCATTCTAATATTATGAAAGAAAAACATGCAGAAGGAAGTGTTAAGTTTGGTTATGGACATTTACCAGTAGAAAAACGCATAGAAATTGGAAATAGACATTCTGAAAAGATGAAAGAAAATTTTAGTAAAAATCCAGAATGCTTAAATAGAATGATTTCTAAAATTAAAAAACCTGTAGCAAGTTTAAAAGAAGATGGTTCAGAAGATAAGTTTTTTGAATCTGCTACAGCAGCTGCAAGATTTTATAATATTGCAAATACACATGTAACTAGGGTCTGTAAAAATAAGTCTAAAAGCACACATGGACTATATTTTAAGTATGCCTAATAATAAAAACAAATACGATAAGCCAGAGAAGGGTAAGAAGTAATAGCCTTATATTACAAGAAATACAGCTTTAAAAACAAATTTTTAAAGTTTATAAAAAGTAATATATTATATTCTTAATGTACAGTACAAAATAAAATAACCAACTATATGAGTGAAACCAAACCAACTGAGCAAACCACCGTACAACAAGTAGATATCAACATTGATGATATCTTCGGTGGAGCTCCGGGAGCAGATAGTATTGTGCTTCCATCAGAGGAAGAAAAGAAGCCACACTTCTTCTCTACCCCTAAAACAGATTTAACGTTCTTAGACAGACAAGAGGAGGATGAAGATGGCAACATCAAACCTGCAACTCAATCTACTGAAGAGGTTCTTAATGAGTTAACCGATGGGGTTAATGATTTATTAGACCAAGATGAGGAGTCACCCAAAGGAGGTAGACCTAAAGTAGATAAGAGTGGTATGGTAGAAACCTTCTCTAAACTAATTGAAGAGGGTTTATTAATTGGCTTTGAAGATGATAAGTCAATGGATGAATACTCTCTTAAAGATTGGAAGGAGCTCTTGCAAGCTAACTTTGAAGAAAAGGAGCGAGCAATTAGAGAGCAAACTCCAAAAGAGTTCTTTGAAGCACTTCCTGAAGAACTTCAGTATGCTGCTCAGTACGTAGCTAATGGTGGTACAGATCTTAGAGGTTTGTTCGGTGCATTAGCACAAGTAGAAGAGGTACGTGGTCTAGATCCTACAGATGAGATGGATCAAGAACAGATTGTACGTTCTTACTTGCGTGCTACTGGGTTTGGTAATGATGAAGAAATTGATGAGGAGATTGTAACTTGGAAAGACTTAGGCAAGTTGGAACAACAAGCTAATAAGTTTAAACCAAAGTTGGATAAGATGCAAGAGTCTATTGTAGCCCAAAAGATTGCTGAACAAGAGCAAATGAAGGCACAACAGGAGCAAGCAGCAGCTGCGTATATGGATAACGTATATGAGGCTCTTAAACCCTCTGAATTGGCAGGTATTAAGTTGGATAAGAAAACCCAGTCTATGTTATATGCTGGTCTTGTACAACCTAACTATCCTTCTATTTCAGGAAGAAACACAAACCTATTGGGTCATTTGTTAGAGAAGCATCAATTTGTAGAACCTAACTACCCATTAGTAGCTGAAGCACTATGGTTATTGGCTGATCCAGAAGGATATAAGTCAAAGATTATGGAGCAAGGTAAAAACAAAGTGGTTGAAAACACTGTAAGGCAACTTAAAACAGAGCAGTCTAGAAAGATTTCTAGTACTATGCCTGAAGAAAAAGAGGAGCCTAAACAGCGTAAGATCCCAAGACAAACAAACATTTTTAAACGCTTTTAACAACACAAACAAACAAATAAATAAATAATTATGGCAACTCCAGTTTTAAACAATGGTATATTTCTGCGTGATACCAGCTACCAAGCTAGTTCTCACGTAGATTCATACCACCTCGTAAACATGCTGAAAAGCAGTGAACCAATGGATTTAGGTCCAGTAGACATTTGGGCTATGGCTCAAAAGGTTGAAATGCCTTTGTACCAGTTTTCTAGCTTTGGTGGCAAAAACATTATCAATGTAGACAACGCTCGTGGAGAGTACAAGTGGCAGGTTCCTGTTGCTCAAGATCTTCCTTATGTTGTTCTTGATGTAGATACTACCAATACTACTAAAGGTATTGATGGTACTAACTTCCAAATCAAATTGAACAAGCGTGTATTTGGTCATGGTGACATCGTTACTTATGATAAGTACAACGGTTTGGAAATGTACATCACTGCTGATGATATCATCCCAACTGGTGATGGTTTCATCTACACTGTTCAATTGGTAAACAACAGCAATGGTGTTTCTTTGGACAACAAATACTTGGCATCTGGTACTAAGTTCTTCCGTAAAGGTTCTGCTCGTGGTGAATACGGTGAGCGTTTCTCTGATATCGGACAGTATGGTGCTGGTTTCCGTGAATTCTACAACTATGTAGGTGGTGCAGAAGCTCACGTACACTATTCAATCTCTTCTCGTGCAGATTTGATGTTGAAGGGTGGTTTGAACGCTGATGGTACAATTCCTGTAACTGAAATCTGGCGTAACTTTGACAAGACTATGGATCCTTCAGTTACTAGCTTGGAGTCTATGGTACAAACTATGGGTAAAGATGCAGTTAAGCGTGCATTTGACAATGGTAACTTGACCCGTACTTTCTTGACTACAATGGAA